AGACGGTGAGGTCTGCCGCTCGCTGTCTGTACAGGTTCCCCTGCCCCCGGGAGGTGGCTAATGCCTGGTCCGCCCCCGAAGCATCCGAGCCAACGGCGCCGGCGTAATGAGCGCCCCGTGCTGCGGCAACTGCCTGCCGGTGGCCGCCGTGGGGCCACCCCGTCGTGGCCGATCGGTGATCCGACCGAGGCCGAGGCGCAGGTCTGGTCCGAGCTCTGGCGTACCCCGCAGGCTGCTGCCTGGGAGACGTTGGGTTGGACTCGAGCGGTGGCCCGCTACTGCCGGGTGGTCGTTGCCGCCGAGGCGCCGGGCGCTCCGGCGATGGTGTTGAGCGAGGTGCGGCAGATGGAAGACCGGTTGGGCCTGTCGCCGTTGGCGATGCGGCGGTTGGAGTGGGAGGTTGCCGGTGATGAAGTCGAAGCGCAACGTGCAACCCGTCAGCCCACGACGACCCGCCGGTTGAAGCCCGTCGATGCCGTGGCGCGGGCCGTCTGAACCTGGGGAGTGGCCGACCCTCGGCTACGACGTCGCCGACTGGATCCAGGACTGCTGCGTCATCCCCGACGGGGAGCAGCAGGGCGACCCGTTCATCTTGACCGACGAGCAACTCTGGTTCGTGCTCTGCCATTACCGGTTGCGGCCGGAGGTGCCGGCCGAGGCGAAACCGGCTGAGGCGTTCCACTTCGAACGCGGCAGCCAGCTTGTCCGTCCGCAGAAGTGGGGGAAGGGTCCGCTGTCGGCGGCGTTGATCTGTGCCGAGGCGGCCGGGCCAGTGGTGTTCGACGGTTGGGACTCGAAGGGTGAGCCGGTCGGTCGGCCGTGGGCCACCCCCCACATTCAAGTCACCGCGGTGTCCGAGGATCAGACCGACAACGTGTTCCGTGCCTTGTTGCCGATGATCGAGCTCGGCGACTTGAAGGCCGATGTTCCGGACACCGGTTTGACGAGGGTTAACCTGCCTGGCGGGGGACTGATCGAGCCCGTGACCGCGTCTGCACGGTCACGGCTCGGTCAGCGCATCACGTTCGCCGTCCAAGATGAGACCCATTCGTGGTTGAAGACGAACGGCGGTCAGAAGCTTGCCGACAACCAGCGCCGCAACTTGGCCGGGATGGGCGGCCGGTTCGTCGAGACGACGAACGCGTGGGATCCGACGGAACGGTCGGTGGCTCAGGACACGTTCGAGAACCCGGTCGCTGTCCACGTCGACTATCCGCCGCCGCTGCCTGGGTCGGTCCGCAACAAGCGGGAGCGTCGTCGGGTGATGCGTGCCGGGTACGGCGACTCGACCTGGGTGTCGATCGATCGGATCGACGTCGAGGTGGAGGCGTTGCTGTCGCGGGATCCGGCGCAGGCTGAGCGGTTCTTCCTCAACCGGGTGCATGCCGGTGAGTCGGTCGCGTTCGACATGGACCGCTGGACGGCGGCGACTTCACCGCGTGAGGTGCCGTTCCGGTCGTTGATCACGGTCGGTGTCGACGGCGCCCGTTTCCATGATGCGGTGGCGGGGGTGGCGACCGAGGTGTCGTCCGGGTATCAGTGGCCGCTGTTCATCCTCGAGCGCCCCGAGAACGCTGACGACGACTACGAGCATGACTTTGATGCGATCGATGGGGCGATGGTGGAGGCGTGGGCACGGTGGAAGGTTTGGCGGGTCTACATCGACCCGCAGTACATCGAGAAGCTGGTGGAACGGTGGGAGGGCCGGTGGGGTGACCGCAAGGTCATCTCCTGGTTTACGAACCGTCCCCGGCAGGTCGGCTACGCAGTCCGCAAGTACCGGGAAGCCATCTCGACGGGCGAGCTCGCCAACGACGGTGACGTTCACATGGCCCGCCACATCGGCAACGCTCGCCGCTCCGATCTGACGGCGAAGGACGCTGAGGGCCGGCCGATGTGGACGTTAGCGAAAGAGGCTCCGGGACGCAAGATCGACGCCGCGATGGCCGGGATCTTGTCTTGGGAGGCTCGGGGGGATTGTGTGGCTGATGGTCGCCTCGGTGGTGGGGTTCCTCGCCGGATTCGCTAGCACCCTGGAGGGTCGATGCCGATTATCACGACAACGGCCGGCTCCGAGGGTTGGTGGTTCGCAAAACTGTTGAAGCAACTGGGTGAGCGGCAGGACCGTCTCAACCTGCTGGACGCCTACTATCGGGGTGAGGCGCCGCTCCCGGAAGGGGCGCAGAGCTGCAAGCAGGCTTACCGGGAGTTCCAAAAGAAGTCCCGCACCAACTTTGCGTCGCTGGTGGTGGAGGCGGTGCGGGAGCGGATGATCCCGACCGGTTTCCGTACCGGCGCCACCGACGACGACCTCGGCGACGATGAGGCGTGGCGGATCTGGCAGGCCAACCAGCTTGACGCCGACGCCGCTCTCGTTCACCGGGCTGCTCTGTCGATGGGTGACGCCTACGTGATCGTCGGTGGGGTTGATCCGGCCACTGAGGCGCCGCTCATCACCGGTGAGGATCCCCGCCAGGTCATCACCGCGCACGATCCTCGCAACCGACGCAAGATCATCGCTGCGCTCAAGGTGTTCTGCGACTACGACCTCGGTTTCGACTTCGCTTACCTGTACCTGCCGGGCCGGGTGCTCGTCGCCGGCCGGAGAGCCTCCGAATCGGGGATGCTGTCTTACGACGCGGGTGGTTGGGATTGGGCGCCGGACCTGTTCGGCACTCTGCCGGCGTTGGTGGTGCCGGTGGTGCGGTTCTCGAACCGTGCCGACCTCGCCGGGCATTCGATGGGTGAGTTCGAGGACGTCACCGACGTTCTGGACCGCATCAACTTCATGTTGCTGCAACGCCTGGTGATCGCTGCGGTGCAGGCGTTCAAGCAGCGGGCCATCAAGGGTGACCTGCCGACCATCGACGCCAACGGCGACGAGATCGACTACAACGGCATGTTCCGCGCCGACGCCGGCGCCCTTTGGCACCTCCCCGAGGGCACGGACATCTGGGAGTCGACCCAGGCGGACCTTGGCGGGATCCTGTCCTCGGTGCGTCACGACATCCAAGACCTCGCCGCGGTCACCCGCACCCCGCTCTTCTACCTGACCCCCGAATCGAATCAGGGCAGCGCCGAGGGCGGATCCTTGGCTCGCGAGGGGTTGGTGTTCAAGACGGAGGATCGGATGGCTCAGTCGGGGGAGTCGTGGGAACAGGTCATGTCTCTCGCCTTCCTCTTCGCCGGTGACCAGGAGCGTGCGGCGCGGGGTGACATGGAGGTTGTGTGGGCGTCGCCGGAGCGGTTCTCGCTGGCGGAGCGGTACAGCTCGGCGGTGCAGGCGCAGGCGGCTGGTGTGCCGTGGCGGTCGGTGATGACTGACGTGTTGCAGTTCTCGCCGCAGAAGGTGGCTCGCATGGAAGCCGAACGGGCGACCGACGTGCTGCTGACCGGCCCCGAGCCGGAGCCGGTGGCACCGTTCGAGGAGGAAGCCGAGGCCGTTGCTGTCTGAGGCGCAGATGGTGGCCGCGACCCGCCGCTACCAAGCCCGCCTCAACAGGATTGCCACCACCGCCGGTCGTGCCGTCATCCGGGCATGGGATGAACTCACCAGTTACGACGAAGACGACATCCCGACCTTCATCCGGCGCACCACCGTTCCGTTCACGGCCGCTCGAGCAGCGGCGACATCTACCGCAGCCGGCTACTTCTCGCTGCTCACCACCGTTCGCCCCCCGGCGATCGACCCAGCCGAACTCGGTGTGGTCCCCGCGGTTCGTGACCCGTTCATCGCCTATTGGCAGGCGTTGAAGGCTCACCCGTGGGAGGAGGCAGTCGAGATCGGCCGGAACCGGGCCGACGCTGTCGCCTCCGACCTCGTCACCTCCACCTCGCGGCGCACCGTCGGCGAAGCAGCCCAAGCCACCGGGCAGGAAGTCGTCGGCTGGCGGCGGGTCCTGACCGGGATCTCCTGTACCTGGTGCGCGACGGTTTCGACGCAGCGTTACCGGACAGCCGAGTCCGCCGACTTCGGTCACCAGCGTTGCGATTGCACGGTCGCCCCGATCATCGGGGACGCCGATCCGGGGCGGGTCATCAACCGGCCGGTCTTGCAGCAGCTCCGCAAGCGGGGCACGAAGTACTGGGATGACGGTTACGTCAACCCGGACGGTACGCCAGCCCTCCGGGCTGACGCCACGCCCGACACGGGCACCTGACCACCCGACACGGGAGGACCCCTATGGCTGACGCCACCCCAGCACCCGAAGCCGAAGCCGTCGAGGCTCCCGCCGCCGAACCGGCCAAGGACCTCTCGGCCGAGGTCGAGAAGTGGAAGGCCCTCGCCCAGAAACACGAGAAGCGGGCCAAGGACAACGTCTCTGCCGCTCAGGAGCTCGAAACGCTCCGGCTGCAGTCGATGACCGACCAAGAGAAGGCCGTTGCCGCTGCTCGAGCCGAGGCCACGGTCGAAGCGCTCCGCACCGTCGGAGGCAAGCTGGTTGCCGCCGAACTCCGGGCCGCTGCCGCGGGCCGCGGACTTGACGCCGACGCACTGGTCGAAGCGATCGACGGCTCCAAGTTCCTCGACGACCAGGGCGAGCCCGACCGCAACGCCATCACGGCGTGGGTCGAGCGCATCGCCCCCACCGCAGACACCAACGCCCTCCCCCAAACCCCTCGCGTACCTGACCTCGGTCAAGGCGTTCGTGCCGCTGCCGCGGACGCCCTCGCCCTCAACGGCGACGCGCTCACGCAGAGCCTTATAAAGGCAGTTGGCGCCCCGCGCCCCTGACGCACCGCATACGCAGATTCTTGCCCGACACGGGCGCCCCTTTCCCGACACGGGATTCAGACCCACATCCCATGTCTTGAAAGGACAACTGTCATGGCCGTTTCGGCTGCAACCCTCCGGTCCGATTTCTCCGGGTTCCTCCCCGCCGAAATCGCCGGTCCCATCTTCGAGCGTGCTGCCCGCCAGTCGGTAGTGCAGCGCCTCGTCCCCCAAGTGCCCCTCGGCATGAACGGCAAGTCGATCCCCGTCGTGACGGGTCGCATGGCTGCCGGGTGGGTGTCTGAGGCCGCCGCCAAGCCGGCATCGGCTGGCACGATGACGTTGAAGACGATGACCCCGGCGAAGCTCGCCGCGATCGCCATCGTCTCGGCGGAAGTCGTGCGCGCCAACCCGGGCGGCTACGTCAACCTCATCCGCGAGCAGATCGCCGAGGCGTTCGCCATCGCGTTCGACTACGCCGCCCTGTACGACGCAGGTCCTGACGGGACGGCCGGTGCCGGTCCGTTCTCGACCTACCTCGCTCAGACCACCAAAGAGGTGGAGTTCGGTACGTCGTCGCAGGCGTCCGGTGGCGTTCACAACGATCTCGTCGACGCGTTGAAGCTCCTGATCCAGGACAACGACGCCCTCGGCCGCCGCTACCGCCTGACCGGCTTCGCGTTCGACCCGAAGGTGGAGGGCATCCTCCTCGACGCCGTCGACACGACGGGCCGCCCGATCTGGACCGCGGTGGACACTCCGGACGACACGGTGAACATCGGCAACGGCGTCCAGAACGGCCGTGTGCTCGGCCGCCCGGCCGCCGTGGGTGAGCTGTCCCGTGGGATCGTCTGCGGGTTCGCCGGCGACTTCACGCAGGCCGCCTGGGGTGTCGTGGGGGGCATCTCCTACGATGTGTCCACCGAGGCCGCGGTGACCATCAACGGTTCGCTCACCTCGCTGTGGGAGAACAACCTGGTCGCCGTCCGGGCTGAGGCTGAGTACGGCTGGCTGATGAACGACGCCGATGCGTTCGTCGAGCTGACCGACATCCAGACGTCCTGACCCCTTGCCGGGGCGCTCCGCTGCTGCCGGGGCGCCCCGGCTTCGTCATACCTGGAGGTGATCCGTGGCCGAACCGCTGGCAACCTACGCCGATCTCGTCAACCGGCTCGGCTGTGTCATCGACCAGAACCGTGCCGAAGCCCTCCTCCGCGATGCGTCCGCCGCGGTACGGCGCGCTGCCGGCGGTCAGATCATCTCCCGGGTCCTCAACGACACAGCCCTGATCCGGCCGTGCGGCACGTCACTCTGGCTGCCGCAGTACCCGGTCCTGGCTGTCGATTCGATCGTCGATAGTGATGCGACGGCGGTGGAGTTCACCTGGGAGCTCGGCCAGGACGTCGCCGTGTTCTCGACGGCGCACGGCCACAGCTTCGAACGGGACTTTCTGTTCCCACCGTCGCCGTTGACGGTCGTCTACGACCACGGCTACGAACCGGTACCGGACGACATCATCGCCGTTGTCTGCCAGGTCGCCGGCCGCGCGTACGGCACCAACCCGCAGACCACCGGACTCACCCAAGAATCGCTGGGCGCCTACAGCTACTCGATTGGGTCGGCTGCTGCGTCTGGTCCGCTCGGGTTGTTGCCGGGTGAGCTCGCGATCTGCCGTGCCTACCGCCGCCCGGGCCGGCCCATCTCCGTCCTGACCTGATGCGCTGCGGCTACATCGGAAACTTCGGGGCGCCTCACTCCACCGAAAACCATGTGGCCAGGGCGCTCGAATGCAACGACGTCGAAGTCGTCCGCATCCAAGAAGGCCAAGCAGAATGGCTCGACATCCCCAACGTCACCTGCGACTTCCTGCTGTGGACAACCACCTACGACTACGCCAACCGGCACACCTACGAAGCGCAACGGACGATGCTGCAACGGCGGGACGTGCCGATCGTCGGCTACCACCTGGACCGCTGGTGGGGGTTGGACCGGGAACATCGGATTCAGACCTCACCATTCTTCCAAGTTGACCTGCTCTGCACCGCTGACGGAGGCCACCAGAAGGAATGGGCCGAGGCCGGCATCGACCACCACTGGTTCCCGCCCGCCGTTTCCACCGCCGAGTGTGCACCCGGCGAGTTCCGCGAAGACCTCGCCTCCGACATCGCGTTCGTCGGGTCATGGGAGAGTTACCACGTCGAGTGGACCCACCGAATGCAACTCGTCAAATGGTTGCGTCGCAACTACGGGGACCGCTGCCGGTTCTGGCCCCCCAAAGGCCAGCCCTCCGTCCGGGGCGGCCAACTCCGCGACATCTACGCCTCCACCAAAGTCAACGTCGGCGACTCCTGCCTCGCCGGCAACGTGTCCCACTACTGGTCCGACCGGATCCCCGAAACGCTCGGCCGTGGCGGTGTCCTCGTCCACCCGTACGTCGAAGGCATGGAACCGCTGTTCAACTGTGAACGCGACCTGGTCTGCTGGGATCTCGGCGACTTCGACGAGCTGCGGGATCGGATCGACACGCTCCTAGACGACGAAGCCGAACGGCTGTTCCGCTCCGAAGAAGGCCGCCGGCGGGTGTTGACTCAGCACACCTACGAAGTGCGGATGAGCCAACTGTTAGAGACGATGCGCTATCGGGGGATGCTGTGAAACAGGCGCTCATCAACAATCGGTGGTCGCTGATCGTCCCCGATCAGATCGCCGACTGGGATGCCATCACGGGGTGGGAGCGGAAGCGGTTCCGGTCGATGGAAGAGCACCTTCGCCCAGGGATGGTGCTGTTCGACATCGGCGCCGAGCACGGTTGGATCTCTGCGATCCTCGCTTCGTTCGTCGGTCCCGGCTACATGGTGCTGGTGGAGCCGTGCCCTGAGATGTGGGCCAACATCCGGCTGATCTGGCAGGACAACAAGCTGGCCGACCCTCGCCTGATGATCCAAGCGCTGGTGGACGAGGAAGGTGACGCTGACCTGTCCGGCGCGTTGGAGTGGCCGGAGTGTGCCGGCGGCAACGAACACCCCGCCACCTCTTACCGGTACCTGCACGAACCGAAGCACGTCGAAGAGACCCCGGTCACGACGGTCGACGCCATCACGAAACTGGTTGTCCCGGATGCCTTGACGATCGACGTCGAGGGTGCCGAGCTGCGTGTCCTGGCCGGCGCAGCGGACACCCTCACTGATCACCGCCCGCTCGTCTGGGTGTCGATCCACCCTGATCTGATGGAACGGGATTACGACGCCACCCCCGACGGGTTGCACCGGTACATGGACCTGATGGGGTACCACGGCACCCACCTCGGCACCGACCACGAAGAGCACTGGTACTTCACGCCGCGATGATCCCTGTCGTTTGGATGGACGCCCATCCGCTCTGCTGGGACCAAGCCATCGTCGACGACCTCCTCGCCGGTGTCCATTGGCCGATCGGCTACACGTTCGAGCATCACGTCGACAAGCTGCCCGCCGGCGTAGACGGTGGGGTGCTGGTCGTCCCGGCCCGGTACCACACCGCCGGCGAAGTCAACGCTCTGGTGCGTGAATGGCGGTGGGTGCTCGTCATCCTCACCTCCGACGAAGAACCCGTCTTCCAAGCCCATGATCTCGAACACGCAAACATGCG